ACCCTCTAGGACGACATCTGCGCCTTCGAGGTTAGTAACAGCGGAAGCATAAGCTGCCTGGGCGGTAATCGTGAAATCGTTTGTCGCAACGTCACTGGTCGGTGCAGTCTGAGTGATTGTGCCATCTTCGGATTCCCCCAGAGTATACGGGAACAGAGCCCCTCGAGAGAGCAGGTCAACATAGTTTCCGCCATTCGAGGATGACTTGAAAGTGTTTGTGGAAGAATCAAAATAAATCCGACCTTCTCCAGCAGAAGAGACCGCAGGCGCAGATCTTCCTACAGCTTCCAGAAACCCGGCAGCTTCAAATCGGACAGCGCCTCCGTCTAGAACTGAAAAAGCAGGAGTGACATTGTCCAAAGCAACAAAGATTGCATTTGTAGATTCGTTGTTTGAAGCAACGAGCGAGGCTCTTGAGTAAGTCGCATAGTAAGAAGAAAGAGCAATATTATTCCTGGCAGTAAATAGCCCCCCGCCCCCGACAGTGGAGCCGGAAGGATAGCTATAAAAACCAAAAACACCCAAAGCAACGCCCGTACCTCCTGCCGCACTATCGCCTACAATACCAACCTTATCGCCTGCGGTATTTCCATCCACTTCTCCATAGACGCCATAAACAGCAGTCGCTCCGGTAGAAGCCACCTTGGAATGAAGTCCAGTCGCACTGAAAGTAAAATTCGCACTATTGGCAAAATTTCCAGAGCCATCAATGTAACAAACCGCATTTGCCGTTGCTCCAGAAACTGCATCTCCAATAGTCAAAAAGTCGTAGAGATCTGCATAAGCTCCTCCGTCTTCTGAGATCTTCAGCTTCTTGGCAGTCGAATCAAAATACAAACGAGCTTTGCCGGAAGCAGAAACCGCCGGTGCAGTTACTTCCTCATATTCAAGATAGCTCTTGTTGACCAAAGAATTAAGTGTGCCATCACCGCTGGCAGAAATCTCCGCCAAAACAACCGCGCCGGCATTGTCTTCAACGCTCAGCAGGGCAGCAGATTGCGTCCCAGAATTTTGTCGGAGGGTTAGCGGTGTCTCCGTATCCGAGCCGGCGGTCAACACGACTGGCGACATGGTAGCTCCTGGTCCGGATGCCTGGGCAAAAGACAAATTGTCAGTACCCACAACATCCGAACCAGTCACATTTCCGCAGAACCACAAGCTCCCTGCTTTCGCAGTCCCTTGCTGGACATAGATGGCTTCACTCGCGCATGTACTTCCAGCAGGGAACCAAGAAGGTCGGGTCCAAGCTCCGGTGTGAACTTCCCATGGCCCATTCTCGTCTGCGCTTGTCTGCGCCGTCAGTAATGCTACCTCTCCATCAGACAGCGTCACCCCATCAATAGTGGGAAGACCTGAAAGAGTCTCGTTACTGACCGACACAACAGTAGCGTCTCCAGACCTCTTGAGCTGAATTATTGCCTGGACGCTCAACCCCCCTGTATTGGGATCTTGATTCGCTGCGTAATTACCCATATCTATCTCAATTCGCGTTGTAAGGTTTTATGATGATTGACACCGAAGCGCCGCCTGCCACATTGCTGAATTGCAACCAAACTGGCAAATCACCTTCCGTGTCAATCGTGAAAATGTCAGAACCACTGACGGAGAAAGCTGGCTTGGAAACACAAAATTTCCCTAGCGTCTCGCTCCATCGGTAGATTGTGACATCATAGCTCCCAGCACCACTATCGTCAAAGACCAGCAGTGCTTTGCGGAAACCTTTGGGGTCATATCCATCAGATGCTGAAGTCGGCAACGCCCCGTCATTTGCCGTTATCGGAGTCGTGACAGAATCTCGAAAGACTTCTTCCGCTCCGTGTGAGGATCCTCTGCTTATCATATCTGCCTCCTTAAAAAATCCCTCCCCCCGAAGGGGGAGGGGTTAATGTTAGGCAGCAGCGTTGACGTTTGTCAGCAGAGCCAGAGTTTCAGGACGCTGGACCATCAGACCGACTTCAGAGAGCCAGTCGTCAGTGTAGCTGTCCTGACCTTCAACACCAATGTCGGTACGGAACTGCATGTCCGAATCACCAACATAGCGCAAGGAAACCTCATCCATGTCAACCACCATCATGGCCTTTTCAAAGATACCATAGTTGAAAAGCTTGTGGCGAACAAAATTGAGAGTGCCGTGAGGAGAGTGCCATTTGACAATATTAATGCCAAACTCATTCACCATATTGGTCAGCTCAATCTTGCCGCGATGAAGGTTGTTGATGACACTGATCACGCGAGGAGAGCAGAATGCCATCTTTTCCTTGCCACCATACTCGAAAGCTTTGGTTTCAAGGAAGGTTTCCAGCTGGACTTCGGTCATCGTTCCGCCAGATTGGCTCTGGGTGTTGTCCACGCCGCCCGCAATCGCTTGCTGGATAAACCAGTAAAGACCGCCAGACTTACGATTAGGAGCAGCACCACCAGCGCCACTGATACCACGTTCACCCCAGAAGAGCATCTTTTCGATCTTCCGTTTGTGTTCCCGGCTCTTCTCTTCCCGGCGGCGCTTCACTTCACTGTCATCAGCGCGGAGCTTCGTCTGAAGAAAGGTCCGAGTGTACTCTGAACTGGTACGAAAAATCTGAGTATAATTGTAATACTCAGTCGCGAGCTGACTCAATCCGTCCGGAATGTCCGAACCTTCAGGCTGAGCGTCACCCACAATCAAAAGAATGTCGTCATCGGCAATTGCGCCAGCAGAAGTCGAGCCGACACCACGCTCAACAGTGAGCGTATTCGTGCCAGTGACAACGGCAGTGACTCGCATCAATTCCTCATAGGCACCGGTCGTGCCATCAATGACACGAACCAAGTCACCCGGAAGGAATTTGTCGGCATTGTCAACGACAATACTGGTAGCACCGGCAGCATAGCCAGCACCATTATTGACCGCATCCGCATCCGAACGGGGCTCTTTACCGAACCACTCGAACTTAGGATCAACAGTCATGCTCTTACGAATCTTGCTGATAAGGACAGAAAAAGGCGTCTCGTCTGGACGCAGGTTGTAGATGACGGGAGCAATGTCGCGCCACCTGTTTGACTGAAGAACGTTTTCAGTGCTTCTGTTACCGTAAATAACAGCCATGATAAATCTCCGAAATTTGTTTGAAAAGAACTACTTGGTAGCTCCCGCAGGTGTGGGAACCACCCGTCCAAACAAAGCATTCGAGAGGGCATCGTAGTCGTCAGAGAGTGCCGCTGCACCTGACGCTCCGCCAGAGCTCTTCATGAGCTTCGGTGAAGTCTCTTCCGACTTAGTCTCCTGAGTTCCTGCTTTTGCTGCGGCCAATTCCGCTGCAAATACCATCTCAGTGAGATCTTTTAACGACTCTCCTGGGCGATAATACTTATTCACAAGGGGAGCTTTTTTCTTTATGGCATCCTCGGGAACTCCTGCATCAATCAAACTCTGGCGAGCCGCCGCTGCCTCGGCTTGAAGTCGAACACGTTGCGCTGCAACTTCTCTTTGCTTCATCGTCTCCGTAACCTGATTGGTGTTGTTGTCCAGATCAGACAGACGCTTTGCGACTTTCTGATTCTGTTCTTCCAACTCCGCTTTCAGGACGTTGATCGTTTCCACAAGATCCTTCAAGACAGGTACATCTCCCGTCTTTTCGGCTACCTCTTGCAACTTCGCTATCCGCTCCTCAAGCTTCGTCTGCTTCGGACGGGTTTTCTCGATCTGACGCTTATTGACCTGATTGACCAACTCAGCATACAGCTCGGGATCTTGAGAACGAAGAGAATTAAGCTCCGAGATTTGCGCCCGGAGTTGTATCTCCTCCTCTGAGAGAGGCTTATTTTTTTCCTCCTCAAAAGCCTTTCTCTCTCGGTCAAGTTGAGACATGCGCTTGTCAAACGTGCGCCCCTTGCGAATTAGTTCAGCCGCCTCCTCTTTCGACAAAGTGAGATCTTCTGTCTCCCCGTCAGACTTTATGCCTTCGAAGACATAAGCATCTTCCGAGGTCGTCTCCTCACTTTCAGAAGGTTGCTCAGCTGCTTCGCCGGAACTAGGTTCAACTTCTGTTGTGCCTTCATTCAAACCAGCAGAGAAAAAATCATCCGCAGTCATCTCGGTGGACCCCTCTGAGGGAGCTTCCGTTACTGCACTGTCATCCATACTACTATCTCCTTATTGTTGTGGTGACTGCCCGTTTTGGGGTGCGCCACCTTGTTGTAAAAGTGTCTTCAATTGTTCATTCTCCTGTTTCAACCTCTTAACTAAATCCAACCTCTGGACCATCTTCTCTTTGTTGGGCAGTTCCAGCCATTCGTGGACTGCCTGGGCATCAACGATGTTTCCATCGCCGTACCGGAGAAGATCAATGACAAGGTTCTGGAAAGACTCCCTGTCACGTGCCTGCATAGGACCAACATCTACACGATAGCCATATTTACCTACCCGAATGTCATCCTTAAATTCCAATATTCCATCAATCTTCAAAAGATCTCTGATCTCATCCTGAGTAATTTCTGGTTGCTGGGCCTGAAGAGCCGCAGCTTCATTCGCAAACTGCTCATTTGGCACATTGATCTGCCGTTCAACCCTCTGCCCCTGAAATTCCCGCATGACCTTTGGATCTTGCATTGCCTTCCGAACCTCTGCCTGGACAGTATCACTCTGCAAGCTGGCAATGTCGTCCCACTGATTCGAGACAGCGATAAATTTCTCGACATCGTATTTCTGCTGCATAAGGTCAATCTGCTTCTCTCCCATCTTACTGAGTGCGCGATTGTCGTTCCGGATCATTTCCCGCAGCCGACTCATGCTGGCTTCAAACGCTGCACGTACCGAACCGGGACGCTGGCTTGCTCCGACATTTCCAGTCAAAGTATCAGTGATGCCGGCCATCTTCATGAGCTCTTCCACCTTCAACTCACGAAAGCGGAAAACATCAGAAGCAATGTTTACTCCTGGTATTCGAGCAAACACGTTTCCTATCGGCTGAGTACCGTCTGTCTGTACCTCAAGCACGCTCCCCGGGGCGTTGACAAAAGCGTCCACGTCCAAAGCTCCCTCCGCCGCAACTGTGAGAGCATTGACCACACTCTTAATATTATCGAAAATCTGCGCCTCCAACTCGTTAAGCTCTTCTTGCGGGAATTTCATCACATCTACCAAAGAAATCCCCCAGAACTCATTCAATTGTTGAATAAGCACGTCTCTCACATAAGGGAAAACCTTGTCTTTTCCCGTGAATTCATAGGGATTTTTCATATCCTCCAGGATGACATCTCCCACAAAAGTGGTCATTCTCCCGTTGGGATACTTTCGCTGGCGCTTCTTCATGTCCTTCTTGTCCATCTCTTCTACCCCGACTTCAAACTCATCGAATGCTGTGTCCTTATACCAGCATTGCCAGACATTTACTCGGGCGCTCCGGATGACTTCGTCGTTCTTCCGATCAAATATGTCCTTAAATTCATTGGAATGCGAAGCTTTGATCTCATCAAACTTGTCCGGGTAAGTCTCCAGGACATCTGAGATAGGTAAGTCCATCAACTCCAGACAGTATCTCGCATCCGTGAAATCCGTTGCCAAAGGGTCCGGGAAAATTCTGTCCGGGGAAACTCGAACAGTGTCAAGCATTTTTTCATCGGAGTTCCAGAAGATCTTCCAGATGCCCGTCCCAAAAAGCATCTTGTCTTTCCACTTGAGGCTATTCAGATACTCAAGTTCCAAATCTACATGCAACTGCTCGAGATGTGAGGAGAGAAGGTTCGCAATCCTCTCTGTTCCGCCGGCTCTGTTGTATGCAAAAGCCTTGGGGCGTTGGTCAGTTACAAGTGAATGAATGTGCTCAACTGCCTGAAAAATAACATTATAGACAGGAGCAGATCTCCAGGTGGCGAGCTTGTCTAGTCTGTCTTCCGCCCACTGAATGCCGAGATAATAGTCCTCGTTTTCTCTCCAATTGGTATGCCTATCGACGACTGCATCCGTAGCAATATCCCGCATCCGGAACAGTCTGTCCAGGAGGGCTTGGTCTTCTTTGCTATTAGCGGAATTATAGTTTGCTAATGTCGCCATACTTCCCCGTCAGTTTCTCGCGTATTCGCTTACCATTGACTCTCTGAGGATGATTCAAGTTTTTCAACTCTTCTCCTCTCTCGTCTTCAATGATTTTGAACTTGGGGGTTGATTTGGCTTTGCTTTTTAGCTCTTCGATTTCCTGCTCAAGGGTGTTGATTCTCTCGTGGAGGGCTTGATTCTGAAGTTTTAGCGACTCGTATCCCTTAACGCAATCCAATAACTGCGTCACCAGAAATTCGCCTCTTATTTCTCCCAGATCTCCTGCCAACTCCTACTCCAACAGACTCTGCTTGTCTCCTTAGTCGAGCGTTCCTTGCAATATTTTGAAGGCTTTTCTCGTCTCCATTGAATGATTGTACTTCACGTTTCACGTTGTCTAGTCTTAAATATTTCCCAAATGTGGGATCGGAAGTCCAATACCGGATGCAATCCATATATTCGTCGTCAATCTTCTTCGGTTTTCCATCTTTCCCCCAGGAATATCTGAAAAACTCTCGGATCGTTTTCGTGCAATTTGCACACACATAGAGTCTGGGGGCTATTCCCTCATCAGAATTATGGTATAAAAGTCGTTTAATGACTGATATGCCTCCAACAACGTCCTTCACCGAATTTGTAGTGTGAATGCCGTATCTACGGAACTCCTCTCGGATAGACCTTCCCTCCCCGGTCCTGACTCGCTTGTTGCCGGCATAGTCCATTATCGTCCTGACCAGTAAATGCTGGAAGCCTGCGGATCTCCGCTTCATCGTGTCTGCAACATTCGCAATAATATCGGCCATGCTGAGCTCATCAAATACGACCGCCCTGTCTTGAGCATCAACCATGCCCCAGAGCACTGCAATCGGTTTCGCTTCGTGTGGGTCAATGATCTGCCAAACTCCTTTTGCTGTCTCTACTGTCCTCTCGTCAACTGGAGGGATGACATGCACCGACTTACTGAAGTTGTAAACCAGCCCCTTTCTGAGCTGCCAATCCCCATAAACACGGGCATTATACTCGACGGAATCGTCCCCCTGCAAATCTCCTTTTATGTCGGACTTGGCTTGGTCAGAGATATGTGGGTTATCGTCCAAGCCAGACTGAAAAATACGAATGTCCGACTCTGGCTTATTCGCCTTCGCATAAAGTGTGTCCTGCATCCAGGAGACTTCTTCCAAATTTGGAGTCGCAGTCATCCAAATATAAAGTCTGCCCTCCGCCGGGATACGAGTCACCATTTCGTTCCAATGTCTTGCAGAAGGGATACACTCCTCATCAATCCAAATGAAGCGAAGGCGCATACCCATCAAGGACTTTTGGGGGGCCTTTGAAGATTTGAATGCAATCGTGCCGAAATTCTTCAAATAGACTGTGTCAATTGCATCGTTCCGGAAATAAGTTACCTTGCTTATTTCCGATTCTGGAAGCCAAGACATAAGCTTATCTTGCGGCCCCTCTGCTTCCTTCTGCTGAATATGATCAACCACATAGACAATGCCATGAGTCGGTCCCGGTAAGTCGTTCACCCAGGGCTTGAAAGGATGTTTCTTTGTGGCATGAAAAATAGTTTCACATGCGCCAGCCATGGTCTTCCCGGAAGCGTTTGCTCCCAGGAAGAACCTTATTCTAGCATCTGATTGGTGGAACTGCCTCTGTATCTCATGAGGCTGGTAGGCTTTTATGTTTCTTCGGCCAATGGTGCGGAGATAGTCGTCAAGCTTCTCCTCCTTCTTCGCCTTCAGCTGCAACAACCTCTGCTTCAACTGATCCGTTGTCTCTTTCTCTGCGCTCAATCTCCCGCTCCAAAGCTATTAATTCCAAATCCTCTTCCGAAGGCGGGGCATCTGCATTGTTATTATTCACCTGCTTGAGCACTGTATTTATTGCTATCGAAGACTGTCCCAAGATCGTGCCAAGCTGCAACTCCGCCTCATAGACCAATTTTCTCCAAGTCTCCAGCATCCTGTGATATGCCTTTGGATCTCCTGTAGAATCGGCAAGTTCAAGCCCCCGTTTGACTGATCTGGCGAAATCAGAATCGCTCATCCCCTCCTGGTCAATCGTGTCCAGGAATTTCAAAAGGCGCTGAGCTCTGGCTACGGAAACATTGGCGATACTGTTCGCCTCCCCCTCTGCTGCCTTCAGCAAATTTGAAAATTGCTTGCTTACCTTTGCCGGCAAGGAAGCACTCTCATCATATCTACGAAGTGCAGTCACGCTGATAATCCTCCCATCTTACATATTCCCCATTCTCATTAGGGCAGAACTCGTACTCCTGCCGAACTCGACTCCACACCAGAGATCCCCGAGGACCAGGATACTTGGAAGGTATTCTGTACTCGCAATCCTCAATATTCCAATTGACCGGCCCATCTTCGGGGGTATGTACTTGCCAGACTGTATCACACTGATACCTGTATTCGATCTTACCATACTGGCGGTAATAATTGATACACTTGATTAAATGTTCTTCAAGACTGCTCATCCGGCTCCCATGGAATAATGAACCCATTATCATCAAATACAGGCTCCGCCCCTTTGTACCATCTCCTCATCAACGCTGCCTCCACACTTACATTCACTGTAGGCATCACTGCCTGCATGGAGTCTATCATAAGAGCAGACAGCTTTTTTACAACCTGATCATTTATTACAATATCCCTATCCGGTATTTCAAAAATTATCTCATCATGAATAAATGCCACCGGGGCGCAGCCGTGAGCAATCGACTTCTCGTTGATATAACAATCCTCAGTAACGGCGATGATGGCATCTTTGGCTCCGTCAGCGACAAGTCCCTGAAACAAAGTATTGCAACCAGAAGTGAATGTGGCTCCTGCGCGAACTCTGTCTGTGCCTACCTGTTCAATGGTGATGCCCAACCCTTCTCTGTCCTTCTTTGCAATATACTCGAAATAATCTTCCATCTCCGGGTAACTATCCTTCCAGTCACGAATCAATTCCCGAGCCCGCTCTTCATCTAGTCCTTCGATACCATAATTTGCCCTGGCATAAATACAAAAGGTAGCTGCTCCAAGTCCCCCGGGACATCCAAAATTAACAGCTTTTGCCAATTGCCTCGCTTCCTTCACTTCCTTCGAGCCTCTGTTTTCAAGCAGGTCTTCATAGTCAACGTTCAAAATCCTGGATGCTGTGACAAGATGTAGGTCTTTTCCCTCATTGATAGCATTCAACATATAAAGGTCATGGTCCCCCTTCCCCAAAACTTGCTGCGTGACATAGGCGAGCGCACAAAGTTCTATTGTGGAATAGTCAATAGCCAAAAACATATACCCCTCCTTCGGGATAAAGCACTCTCGTACTCCTCCCTTGCGAGGCATCTGCTGAATATTTGGCTTGAAGGAGCTCGTCCTTCCAGTGGTTTTCAAAACATCGTATGACGGATGGACAAATTCACTCTGCAAATGGCCAATGAAATTATTACTGGTGTGCTGATCTTCAGAAATACTGCAAAGCAGATCCAGCGTCAGATCAACTCCTGCAATCTTCTGCATTGCATCTTTATCTGTCTGGACCGCTCCCTTGTCTGTTTTCGGACAATCTTTTCCGATCTTCTTATATGCCATCTCGACTTTCCCGCGAACGATTGCCATATTTTTAGAATAGCCCGTCTTCGTCTTTGGATTGAGAGAGTACAAGCCCTTATTCAAAAGTTCTTTCATGACGCTTTCAATGTGAGCATTCAGCTCTGCCTCCAGCTTAGTGGCTCTTTCGGAGTCTACCCGGAGCCCACAAACAGTCATGAGGCGCAAGCAGAAATCTGCATACACCTGTCTCCAATAATCTTCTCTATAGCATTTATACTTATCAAGCTGCTTCATATGTACATCCCAATGGTACACTGCATCCTGTTTTGCATACCGAGCAGCTTGTGAAGGATAATCCTCGACCGGGACTCCGTCTAACTCACAATACCTCTTTCGCCAAATGTCTTCTCCGTCTTTTTCAGCAGAAATGTCTTTGTGAAGATACCTGTTCACCATGTCTGCCAGAGAATATTTGACGCTAGTTAAATCCCCAGACTCTTCTAGTCTCTCTTCTTTTTCGTAGACAATAGTGCAGACAATCCTGCAATCTCTATATGCCTGGAAAATCTCATCTGCGAATTGGGGATAGTTTGCCAACAATACAGTCATATCAAATGCCGCATTGTGGATAATCAGACGTGCATCTGAATTCAAAAGATCCTTCAACACCGGCTCGAATGCTGCTCTGTCATAAAGCTTGGGGCCAATGTCCGGATTATACAGGGATGCACAAACTAATTTTGGGGCTTGTTGACATTCTCCAATTAAGAATGTCTCTGTGTCTAGCGCATAAGCTTCCATAATAAAAAAGCCCCCTTCTGAGTCTTATTAAGTAAACAGAAGAGGGCTCTATTAATTAAGCCGCAGGCTCAAAATTGTGGAGAGTGAAATCATTGTTACTCTCGGTCTTGATATTCCTTGAGCGTACAGTGATCCGAGTTCCATCCAAACACTTCTCATCAAAAAGAGTATTGAGAAAGTCTTGGTCAATGCCGTCCTCGTCGCACCCAACAATATCAGCGAGAGCTCTCTTGAACTGCCCAGCAGCTGACTCATGTCGATCAATCATCCACATCACTGTATAGACATCTCCGGCATACGTCTCTTCTGAGTCCGTCTCCTCTACTTTGAGTTCCAATACAACGGCATCCTCTTTCTTCCGTGTCTGGATCTCTTTAATGGCCTGAATAACTCCGGTATGGTTTCCGGGGCCAAGGTACTGACCACGTTTTCCCGCCATCTCAGCACCTGCTACTTTATCACGCAATCCCATTTTTTACCTCCTAAATAAGTTTAATTTTCTTGCGTTCCTGAATTATTTTCTGAGTTTCATTTTGTCAACAAGGGAAAGGAGTTCATTTCCCACTTCCTTTGCAGTATTAATATTTTCTTTATCTGATACAATAGTGGCTAACTCTGTGGCAGCTAAAGCCACTTTTTGATAGTCGTTCTTATCTGACGATGTCCTCTTGTTACGAACGCATTTCACAATGCTACCCGCAAAACGGACAAACTTAACGACCAGTGCCAGGGTCTTCACAAACTTTACCATGGATCTCCTCCTCTGAATAAGGTACACTGAAATCTGCAATCGACATTTTCTGCAATCCGAAACCAGTCTGCTCAATATACTGCGAATCCAAATAAGCCAAGCCAAGCCGGTCAAATTCAAATTCTACTCCTGCCGCCACATCAACGTAGACTGTATCTTCCAACTGTCCCTGCCTATGTGTCCTGCCAAGCAACTGCTCCCAGACACTGCCCGACCTGGGAACTTCGAGAACCAACTGTTTATAATGGTGCTGAAGATTCTTGCCCACATGGTGTGCATTAATAGAGGCAATGACCTTGGGAGCGTCAAACGATGTAATATCACAACCGGCAGGGCAATACTGCGCTCCTGGGATGGCCTGAGCCAGAGCTTTTCCCATCACATCCCACAAGTACCAAACAATCCCGTCATTCTCGTCCAGCCAACTCTCCGCCATCCGTATCTTCCAGCCATCTAGCCAGACAGCAGACTGCAACCTGTCTGGAACTTCCCCCAAGATAGCCTCCTTCCAAAGATCGTATTCTTCTTGAAGTGGAGCAACATAGGAGTCTCTTCTACCCAAAGCATTGTACACCAGCATCGGTGTGTCACATCCTTTCCGGACACCCCGCTTCAGCCATTTGCGCATAGCCGACTTGAAAGTATTGTGCTTCTCGTGCTGCTCCAACACCCAATCCGGAGTACCTTCTGGCCATTCAAGCTTATAGTAAAAACCAGAACATAGCTGTGCCTTCAAGGCAGCTAGGTGCATTGCGTCCTCCAATTCGTCTCCGTTCGGAGTTGTCCAAGAAGCTTCTGCGTCAAGTATTGCCTCTGCCACTGCATTCGGAACTTTCCAATCCAAGCCCCAGGAATTATTGATTCGCAAAGAGGCATCAACCGACTGATTGGAAGTCTGAACAACTCCTGGAGTGGTCCGGAGCCTTGCAGAAAAAACTTCCCTGTAACTTTCCCTGCTATGTTCAACTCTCCCCCCATAATTATTCATATACCAATCTCGCATGGGTCGAAAAGAATTTACCTCTGCTTTGGTAAGTCTTTGCGATTCCTCTTCATATTGTCGAACTCCCAAAAAGCTGTTCCAGTCTGAGAGGGTGGCGTAAGAGTCAGGCAACGGGCTTCCTTCTCCAAGGCATCTTTTGATAAGGTGTCTGTAGTCGAAGATACTTCTTTTTGTGATTGTTCCGGAAAGACAGACAAAAGGAACTTCCGGCGATTTCGCCAGATAAGACATGAGACGCTTGGTTCGAGCAGAGTCACTATTACGAAGCATATGGCACTCATCAGCACAAACCAAATCAGGACATATGCGCTCCAATAAATCGTAAGTATCGACAACAGACAAAAGAGAATAAGGGAAGATAATGCAATCATAGTTACTGAAATCCACATTAGAACGCTCCTGTTTTGACATGCGATAAAGCGAGCAGTAATTCATCTCTAGTTGGAACTCTCTCATCGCCATCGGAATGTCTCTCTTCACAAGCTGATTTGCCACTTCGGGAGGAACTAATATCATGTTTCGCTCGCTCCCAAGCACTTTTCCTGCGAGAAGAGTGATCAGCGTTTTTCCGTGACCAACTCCGATAGGACCAAAAAGGGTTCCCACTTCCAGCAAAGATAGGATCGCATCGCATTGCACATCTCTCAAATTAATTGTTTTCCCAGGGAAAGCTTCTCTTACTGCCGCCCTCTCGTCTTCTCCACGATCAGCAACCAGAGGAAGTCCCAACACCCTGTCCATTTCGGTAGGAGCTTTCTGCGTTCTCCGGAGGAATTCCTCCATTGCTTTACTCGCCATACTTGTGCCTCGCTACCCAACTTTCCATTGCAATAAGCCGGCCAGGAGAAGTCCCCTTATCAATGTCATTCAAAAAAGTTGAAAGCGCCGGTCCAGTCATTCCAAAGACCCCGGCAATTTCCCCAAAGGTCAGACCCTTTTCATTGCGGATATTAACAATATCCAACTTCAACTGAGACAGGCAGTCTCTACGCTTCTGCTTTTTTGATAGCATACAAACCTAATCCTATGGCGTCTAACTCATCCGGTGTGTAATTTCCTTCTGGAAGCTTCTTCTGCAATCTGGCGTGATGTATGTTCTTCGGAACTGTTCCCTTCCACTGATCCGGATAAAATCCAAGTCGATAGACTGCGGGAACAGCTACATGAAAAACAGTAGCCATCCCCGCCAACCTGATCACGTTATCCGTACTCGACCTTTCCCGGTGTAGTCGATGCTTCTGTAACTCTGTCACAGTAATATCAAACCGGACACTATCAAACATCTTTCGATGCACTTCATCCCACCGATCCCACATAGCTCGAATAGCATCGTATCCTACCCTGGACCGGGGTACTTTGAGAGTGAAATACTCAACCAACTCTCCGTCCTCGAAATATGCAACTCCGGTGGCGTGAAGCGCGGGATCAAACGCTATCAGTGTCCGTTTAATTTTCATCTGGCAAGGGGGCGAATACAAACAACGTCACTCAAATCCATTGCCGAGATCAACATTGCCTGAACTGAGTCCCGGTCATCGACCAGGACATACGCTTCCTCCTTACAAGCTTCCAAGATCTCTTTCTTGAACTGAACAAGATCCTTTATCGGCTCGTTGTATTTCTCCATCCGAATATCAGCAAACTGGTGCTTCATTTCCATCTGCTCGATCCAGGGACGCGCAATATCAATGAGGGTCTTCACCTTCTGAGTACCAAGCGGCATACACCAAAACAAGAAAGTACACTGCTTCGCAGACTTTTTCCGAGTCTTCTTTTTTTCTACCGGCTTTTCTACCGGCTTTTCTACCGGCTTTTCTACCGGCTTTTCTACCGGTGCTTCCTGCTTCTTATTCTTCCGATTCAAAATATTTCTCAGGAGCGGCTTGTCGTCCAAATTCTCTACAGGTTTCTTTTTCTTCTCCTTTTCCTGTTTCTCTTCTACCGGAGGCGCTTCGAGCCCAGGCTTCGAGTCCAGTTTCTTTTTGGTCATAGCTCTCAGCCTTTCCATCGCTGACATTTTGTTGTTACCTTCTTTGAAAGGTGTGTTTTTTGGTAATCCCATTTTCTCCTCTTCTCCTTTGAAAAAAATTTTTAAGTCTTCTGGGTCCATTCCCTTATGGCAAATTCCTGTATACGGGCAACCACCGTACGCTCTGCAAGCCTTAGTCTCTTTCAAGACGCAGCCCGAAGCTTTCGGCCAATTGTCTCCGCATTGCTCCACTATCTCCACCATCTGCTCAGCAGAGTCTTGGATAGCTTTGAAATTCTCGATGCACTCGTCTCTAGTAATCGTGGCTTGTGTACTGTAGACAGTAAAAGGGGCCTGTTTCAAATACTGGATATGCTCAACCAATACCTCTTCTTCTCCCGTCTCAGTCATCATGTGCCGAGCATACAGATTCATTTGAATATCTTCAGCCAGCTCGTACTCATTCTTCATATACCTTTTGGCACTGGTGGTCTTGTGGTCCCCAACATAACAAACACCATCCAGGTAAGCGAAAATATCTATGTACCCTAAGTATGTGACACCCGAGATTATCTGACCTTTAATCTCCTTCTCAACCTCCAGCTGGCTGGATCTGTCCAAAATAGCCTGCAATTTTGGCTGAGCATTGAGGATAAGTCTGTAAACTTTGTCTGAACAGGAACTGATCGCCGGCAGCTCTCCAGTCGTCAGGAACTCCTCCGCCGCACTGTGCAACTCTTTTCCAAAAGACTGCGCGTCTGTGGATGGTGGGCGAACGTCTAGTCGCTTGTCAATAAACCACTTGGTCGGGCATAGTCTGAAACTATTAATTTGCGAAGCAGATATTCTAAGCTCTGTCATTTTTCTGTCATTTCCTTAAATATTTGTAATAGTGTTTTTGGCTCTGAGTCTGCTACAATTTCCAATGTCTTGAAAACTTTTTTGCAGTGCTTGCAGTATCTCTCTCTTATCACTGTTGAATCTAGGGTTTCTGTACTTTGAATTGTAGAGCTGCTAAAATTGTGCAAGCCCTCTTGGCACAAATAATTATTCCCCCACCTATCCGCTTGCGCTTTCTTTTTTCCCATTGTCATAAAACCATAATAAAAATAATAAGCAGCAAATAGCGTGGGCTAAATGTGGCTTGCCTGTCTCTGGATCAACCCATTCTCCTTTTGTCGTGGCGATAATGTGGCGGAAAGCTGCTGCAAAATATCTCGGTCCCGCCATCGGGACACGTTTCCAATTGTCATCTTCGTACTTTTCCGCCCCCAGAGTCAGGACTTCCGCCACATATTCCAGCTGCTCCCAGGGAATTAAATTCCACCTTGTTTTCTCCCCGTCGAACTTCCTGCCTTTTTCGGTATTACTATCCTCCCGCATTTTACACATCTCCCTCCAGGTTTTATAGTCGTAACTTCAATCGCTATTCCGGGCGTTTTTTCTCTGCATGTACACATAATTTCAGCAATAAAAGGGGTATAAAGTATTGGTGACATGTCCGATCCCCGATTCGTTGAGGACCAGCTCAGTAATGTTAAAGCAAGGGTGTGCTTCTATTCGCTTCCCCCGCATCCACTTTGACTGGCTTTGGATGCAGCCAGCAGAGAGGATATGTACGTTTCGTATAAAGAAGTTTCCATATTTGTGGGTATGTCCAGTAATGAGGAAGTTAGGTTTTTCTCCCCCCTGGAAAGACTCAACGATTTTTTGTAAGCGATAGCTGATAGCGTAAGAAGAGGAGTCCTCCCCGTGCCACAGTCGTAATATTGTTCCGTGTCCAATTGTGATGTCTCCTTCATCATGTCCTAGAAATTCTGCGTCTGGTAACTGTCTTGCGATGTCTTCGACGATAACCGCCCCGTTTGATTTAATGAACCATCTGTCATGGTTGCCATCAATCAAATACATCTTCTTCTTCCACTGGCTCAACACTTCAATCGCATGGTCTTTCTGGGCGCGATACCCGACATGAGAAAGCTCATACACATGTCCTGGTCTGTTACTCATCCCTTCGGTGATGTCTCCAGAGATGACAACGAAATCAACCTTCTTCCGTCTGAACATACGAAATGCTTCCGCAATTCTACTTGGGTCGGTGTATATACTACCAAGATGCAGGTCAGAGAGGACGCCAATCCTTACTCTCGTCCCTTCAAAGTCATGGATTGCTTTCCGCTTGTTTCGTGGCGCATTGTGGGCGCTCTTCAGAATATTATAGATTTCTTCCTCAGTGAACTTACTCAAAAATTTTGCAGCCTTTTGGTTTTCAATCGCAACGCTTAACGCTGTTTTCTCTGGTGTGGGAACTTCCCACCTTCTAATTTCTCTCGTGATTGTCGATATGGCCAAGCCAAGCTTCTCTGAAGCTGCTTCAACCCCAATCTTGTTTGCTAAATCTACAATCTCTTTGCTCTTATTCGTAGAGTATGGCATAATATCTACCGGAAAAAATACAGTATAATCATTACTTCGTAAACTCTACTATTATAAATGACGTAAATTATACGCTGCAAT